GAAGCCGCGGGCGCCCTGGATGACACGTGCCCGGCCCTTGAAGATGGCGCGCCTGCTGGCGATGGACAGCTGCGGAGTGATCGACGCCTGGAGTTCTCCGGTCAGAACGCCGTGGCCCGGATACAGCTGACTGGCCGCGGCCGAGGCACCCACCTCGGCCACCTCCTGAAGCATGTCGTAGATGGACATGTGGACCCAGCCCACCGGGTTGCCGGTGAAGAAGAAGCCAGAGCCCGTCACGGTGATCTCGAGCGGACCCTTAGCCATCGGTCGCCTCTTCGATGATCGTCAGGTGGCGCAGGTAGAAGTCAGCGTCGTACTGCGCCACCTCGTGCGGTGGCAGGTGGTACTTGGCGGCGATGCGCTCGATCACGAGCGCCTTGACGAGCTCGGGCGGCGGCTCGACGCCGGGCGCTTTGCCGACCGCTTTCCATTTGCGGATGGCGTGGCTAAAGGGCCCGGCAGCCCGCCGATCTCCGAGAGGAACTTGTTGACCAGCCGGATCCCGTCAGCGGGCGGGAGGTGACTGGTGAAGTTCTCCGGGGTGGCGGGCACCGGGCCCGATCCGTTTTCCAGGTTCCAGCCGACGAGCCCGACCCGCGCCACTTCGCGCAGCAGGGTACGGACGGGCTCGAGGCCCGTGGCCTTCTCCGCCTTGTCGGCGAGTTCGACCAGATCGAAGTAGTCGTCGAGCGGGGGGTTAGCCCGGAGCGTGACGACTAGGCCCTTGAGGTCGCCGTCCTCAAACTCAAACTCGGTCGTCCGAACAGGAACGGTGTAGCCCAAACATGGAGCTCCCTTCGTGGGTGTGCGGGTCTTACGACCAGGTTGGTGCGGTGCCGTTCTGAAGCAGCAGAGTGGCGGTGCTGGTGAGGTTGCCGTCCGAGCCACGGTTGAGGGTGTACTCGGTGCAGATCATCTCCATCGTGAGCGTGGCCGGCGGCGTGCTGTTGACGACGATCGTCACCGTCCGCGTCTGGCTGGTGGACGACATGGTGCGGAACACGGTGTGGGTTCCGGTCGTGGCGGTCGGGTCGAACTGCATGTTGATCGTGACCTGACCGTCGGCCAGGAGCAGGATCCGCTCGATGGCGCTCTTGTCGAGGCCAGTGATGTCCGCGTTGCCGCGGGGGGTGCTGATGTCGAACGAGAGGACACCGGTGCTGATGTTCTGAAGCGAGCCGGCGCCGTCGTCGACTGAGTACGTAGTCGTTATGCCCGAACTTTTTGCCATGAGTGCTGACTCCTAACTTTGGGCTGCGGTGAACCGCGTGAAGGCGACGGCGATCGTCGCGTTGGTGAAGGTGCCGGTCAGGTTGACCCTGACCCAGCGCCGGATGGTGGCCGTGGTGCCGGTCGCCAACCGCTGCTCACCCCGTCCTGCGCCAGCCGTGACCGCGGTGAACGCCAGGCCGGTGATGTTCGAGAAGTTGGCGGGCGTGGTGTCCACCGAGTCCTGCACGGCGACGGTGACGCTGGTGCCCGACAGGGAGAAGACCTGGAGGGTGGCCACCGCCCCGAACGCGGTCGAGGCCGTGGTCTGGTCGAAGTGGGTGCCCGCGCCTGAGCTGGCGAACAGCTCGGCGCCGTTGGTCAGCTCGATGCCCCACTCCACCGGCGAGCCGTTGCCGAGCACCTGGATGGTGCCGGCCAGAGACCCGTCCTGGCCGCGGTTCCAGTCGTAGTTGATCTGCTTGCCGTTGAGGGCGGCGGCCTGGTTGCCGACCACGCTGCCGTGGAAGTACATGGCCGTCCGGTCGGTGGTGGGCAGGGTGGACAGGGCGGCGTGCTCCAGGTCGGTGGCCGTGTCGAACCATGTGCTGAACGACATCTCGCCATCGAGCAGGCCGCTGATGCGCTCGGGCGCCGACTTGTCGATGGAGGTCACGTCCAAGGCCGCCCGACGGCAGGCGATGGTGTCGAGGGCGCTGACGTCGGTGCTCAGGTTGTAGCCACCGATGTAGAAGTTGTCGCCCATGCCGGATTCTTTGGCCATGTGGTTCTCCTAGTTGCTGATGACCGAGACGTCGACCATCTCCAGACGGATGGGGATTGACAGGACGCGAATCCACGCCTCGTTGACCTGCTGCCAGGCCGTCGTCGTCTCGTCGATGCGGGTGGCGGTGACGTTCTCGCCGAGGTGGTCGTCGGCATAGATGGCAGCGTGGGTGGCGCGGTTCGCCTCGCGGACCTGGACCTCGAGGTCGCTGACCCAGCGGTCGTCCCGGTTGAGGACCGGCCAGTACCAGCGGACCATGATCTTCTCGTCCACGTTCTCAGCAGTCAGGGTGTTGCGGGCCTCCTGGTCACCGAGGTACCAGTAGCGGACCTGCCGCTTGAGCGGGCTGAACGGCTCGCCCCGCTTGCACTCGAAGGGTTCCTTGCCCGTGTCGAGCGCGTTGATATAAGCGGCCGCCCCGTTCAGGCAAACCTCGAGCGCGGTCAGGGCACCAGCCCAGCTCATGCGGCGAGCATCGGCGTGAACTTGTCCAGCGTCTCGCGGTCACGCCGCGACAGGAACGAGGACACCATCGGCTGGCCGCCGTCGCCGCCGGCGCCGAGCATGTCGTTCTGGCCAGCCTGTCGGCTGGCGTACATCCGAACCACGAGGTTCAGCGCGACCTCCTCGATCCGACGAGGAATCGGGGAGAAGCCGAACGTGCCGGTCAGCCGGACGTTGGCGTACCCGCGAGGGAACGTGTGCAGGCTGGTGGCGTTGTCCACCAGCCACAGTTCCGTGGCGGGCCATCCAGGGGATCTATCTTGCGTCGTCGGGCGCAACAGGTAGTCGGTCGAGGTGACAGTGGTGAAGCTGCCACCAGTGGTCGCGGAAGTCTCTACGAGACTGAGGGAGCGAACACCCCTGGGAACGAGCAGGCACGTCCCGCCATGCGTGGCGGAGTACCCGTCGAAGGTATAGACGGTTCCGGTGTCAATGAGGGAGCGGCCGATGTGGCCGTTGATGTAGTCGGTGGCCTCGTCGATGTACTCGGCGAAGAGCTCGTCGTCCGCCGTCCCGGTCAGGCGGTCGAGCCGCTGCTTCACGTCGTTGAGGTCGCAGTAGCCGACCTTCCCGACCTGGAACGGAGCAAGCCAGGAAGAGGTGCTGACCCCGCCTGACGTCTCGAACCGATATCGGTACCACGTCGACTCGTCGCCGGCCGCATCAGCGAAGGAGTAGGCGCGGACCTGGCTGACGACAGCGACGGTGCCGATGTCGCCGAATGCGCCGTCCTCGGTGGTCGCCGACTGGATCTGGACGACGGCGCCAGCCCCGGAGTGGTTGGTGGCTAGGACCTCGTCGCTGTTCTCGACGTAGACCCTGACGGTGTTGCTCATCAGCTCTCCGGTATGTCGTGAGTCGCCGAGCCAGTCGGCACGGAGTGAGACGCCGAGCCGCTAGGCGGTGAAGCGGTGGCCGAGCCAGTCGGCGGGTGGCTATCAGCTGATCCGGTCGGGACGGCCAGGTCCGCACCGAAGCCCGGCGGGATGCCGCCCGAGTCCGTTCGTCCTGACGCCCCTCCGTCATACGCCGCGAACGCGACGGTGGGGTGGGCGGCAGTCGGGGCGACGGTCGTCGTCGATCCGTTGGCGGTGAGGACGACGGCCGCATGACCGGCGGCCGCGTCCTTCGAGGTTGAGGCGGTGGCGGCGTTCGCCGCGAAGGCCACCGTTGCCGAGCCAGCGGACGGTGACACCGACGCCGACGGCGCGTTGGCCGCCACCACGATGACCGCTGACCCGGCAGACGGGGCAACCGTCGCATCGGTGCCGTTCGCGGCCAGGGCGACGGTGGCATGACCCGCAGCCGCATTGGTGACCGACGCCGTGTCGACAGTAGCGTTGAGGGCGGAGAAGGCGACGGTCGCCAGGCCGGCGCTGGGATTGACGGAGGGGGCCGGCGTGTTCGAGGAGAGGGTGATCCCCGCCACGCCGGCTGATGGATTGACCGCCGCGTCAGTGTCGTTGGCGGCGAAGGCAACGGTCGCCAGCTCGGCCGCGGCGTTCGTCGCCGAGCTGGCCGGACTGTTCAAGGGCGGCACGGCCGGCACGCTGCTCGGCCCGTCGGGCGCGACCGCGATCGCGCCATACGCGGTCCGCGCACGCGCGGGCGCGCCAGTGATGCCCGTCGCGCCGCGCTGCCTCGCCGGTGATCCACTGGCTGCGGCCGTTGGCGAGCGCGGTCTTGCCGTCCAGGCTCGCCGCTACCTTCAGCCGCACCCAGGGCAGGCCGCGCATCATGCGCGAGACGAATCCCGCGTTGAGC